CGAATGTGTCATTCTTGCAAGAGTCGCAAACGATAGCCGTGGAATTTTCCAAGCCTATCCTAATTTGATGTTGTGCCTGTGGTGCCATGTGCAAAAGTTACTTTATCTGAATTGTCTATGTGAATTATGACTTGCTTGAAATAGCTGATGAACCAATCTCCGTGAAGGTGCTGAGTCACGTTGAACCCATCGACCGAATGGACCTCAAACTTATCAAAGGTTCTCAAGTACAGGTCCTTGAACTTAACGAACTGCTGGACCATCTTTGGAGTCTGAAGGTGCCACTCGCCAACGATCTTTCTAACGTTAGCGTGAATCCAGGAAAAGTTTTCGATGTTGAAGATGTCGTACTCTCCTCCTTCACAGTCAGTTTTAAGAAAATCGATGTGATCGATCTTGTTCTTCTTCAAAAAATCTTTGAACGATATGGACGGAGCTTCTCCGACCTCGACCTGCTGGGGTCCTTGGTCCTTGTACGTTCCCCAAAGTTCCATCTCGGCTGTTCCGGTAGTTGCTCCGATGCCTTTGTTCAAGCAAGTTACAGGAAAATTCATGTTCTTAGCGTTGACCTGGAGAGTCTCAAATTCCTGAGGACTTGGCTCAATGCAGTACATGTGCTTTACTTTTTTACCAATGAGAGAGTACATGAACGGACCTATGCTCGCGCCTACATCAACTACTATGTCCCCATCTTCTACTGGGTACATTTTTTCGTAGATTCGGTTCTGGAATATCTCTTGGCCGATCGTGTCCTTGAACCAAGCGTTCGCTTGGCCCCATTCAAAATCTTTTTCGATCATATAGACAACTTTTATTTGAGTTTCTATTACTACAAGAGCGTTAGAAGTTTATGATAAAAACGAAAAAAGGGGCCATTTGGTCCCCTTTTTCGTCATCGTTCACGTAAAACCTTACGGAGTTACCATGATCTTCGTTGTGTCAGCGGTTGCTGTGCTGTCAGCTGCAACCGCAGTTGTGTCAGCTACGGTATCTGTACTTGCCGGAGCATCCTTCTTTTCGAAGAATGAACAACTCGACAGAGTCAGAACAAAAGCAACTGCAAACAGGTAAAAGAACTTCTTCATTGTTTGGTGTTATTTTTCGATATTATACGCAGAAAAGCATTCTGGTTTCAAAATTTATTGATTTTGATCATATAACCCGAGTAAGGATAGATTCTTTTTTGTGAATTTTCAATGATTACTTGATTCGTTTTTCGTAAGGTTATTCTAGTTTTATGAGAAACTGGATATTCTGCGAATAGGCGTTTTAGGCAATCAAATTTTTTTACCAATTGTAAATTTTCATCATACAACTCGGCATAACCCAGCCATTGTGAATTATTCGAACCTCTTGAATTTAGACTTCGTTTTAATCGATTTTCGGGAATAGAGCAAACCTCCTTCATTCTCCTAGAAAATTTTTTCTTATAGTCTACGGTATTTTCAACTTCTTTTTTTCTAGAAAGAACTCTTTGCCTAAAATCTTGATCTTTCCATAAATTCGTAGTATTGATTCGATGTTTTTCTCTAGTTTTTTCAGACAACTGAGAACTTTTATTCTGTAACTTTTTTCTCGTAATATTTTGAGAATCGACTGATCTCATTGAAAAAGTATCTCCGCCGTCTCCGCCGGTTAACAAATTGTAACCTATTTTACGAAAGGTTGACTTTAATTCTTTTATCCAATACTGTTCAAGAGCATTCAAATCAGAAATAGTATCACACTCAGCTAATATTTCTTTTTGAAAATTTTCTATCCCATATTTCTTAATTGCTTCTTTTATCAATGAACCTGACCCAAAATATTTTGGGTCATTGTTTTTACTTTTGCCAACATAAATTTTGCCGTTTATCAAATTCGTAACTCTATAAACAAACATTGCCGTGAGTTTATTGTTATTTATCACGGCAACGCTTGCGAAAATAAGTAAACTTTTTATACGACAGTGCATGAGTTTCCAACACATGCGAGTTCGCCTTTGAGGTCAGTTAGGTCTTCCATTTCTACCACTTTGGTGAGGTCAACCTTGGACAAGTGGTCCATCATTTCATGGTACTTTTCCTCAGTGCAATCCTCAAACGGCGGCTGAACGTAGGTCCCTCCATCGTAAGGCAGGACTGCTATTCCGTTGTAAAATTTGCGGTTTTCCCACATCCAATTTCCAACTGCTTGCCACTCGTCCACTCCGTTTGGATCGTCCGTTAGTTCGAGCTTGTGTTTCCACTTGTAAACGTAACGACGGTTCTTGTCTATCGACACCGTTGCAGATATGTTGTGAGTGTTCTGCCCAGACCTGTGCCCAGGTTTTATCCAATCGCTGTAGAACCGCTTGATCCTTTCCAGCAACTCTATAGCTGTTTCAGTTCTAAAGACCGAACCTTCTGGCGCTTTTTGCGGAACGGATATGATAGCTGTATCGTGAGGCCTAAAGAAATCATCTTCAAGGAGTTCTGGGTGATAGATTGACAGGTGAGTGTAGATTGATTCATTCTTGCCAACTCTTATCCTGCGAATGTAGAATGGATTGTGCCAAGCGTGTATGCCAGAAGAGGTTCCGAGAACTAGACTTGACGTGCCGCTTGGTTTTATCGTCGTGCATCGTGCGGCAGAATTTATGCCGATGATCTTGGCTACTCTGTCATTTTCAACCTTTACTTCGTTAGCCGCTTCAGCTAAGTCAAACCGCTGAGCAGCGCCGGATCCGATGCCGGTCATTCCAACGCCAATGAGTGCTTCCTTCTCAGTAGTTCTCTGCCAGTTGGTTCTCAGGTAATGAAATTCCGTGTACCCAGCCTGAAGAGTTCCGATGAATGCTGCAGCTTTTACTCGAGCGTTCAGGTCTTCCTGCGATTCAACGTCCGATGCATTCACTTCGCACAGGTTGCAGAATTGAAAAGGCCTAAGCGAGATCTCGCAGCACGGGTTGGTTCCCCAATCTTTATCGTTACTCAGGTAAATACCTGGTTCTCCTGAACCCGACGCTTCTATCTTTGCCCACATGTCCATGAAAAATTCTCTGGTTATTATGTTGCGAAGAAGAACCGCAGAATTGTTAGCTCTACCTCTCTGCGGATTAAGTTCCCACCACGAGCCGGTTTTGGCTGAAATCATCTCGTCGTCGTCCGCACTGAACAAACTGATCAGGGCAGCTCTGCGAATTCCACCGGCTAGAACAGCGTCAGCTATGTAGCAGACCAAATCGTGAACTTCAATAGGTTTGAGCTTGTCGCCATTCTCTTTCTGAGACAGCAAGCCTTCTATCTTTACTAGACACTCTTTTAACGGTTGCGGTCCTGGCGCTTTTCCGCCTGATGTCACTAGCCTAGCTCCCTTTGGTCGAATGTCCCTGAAATCAAAATCGATAGCTGACCCGCCGAAGAAGTAAGATTTCATCAGAACTTTTATGGAATCTGCCCAACCCTCAATGCTATCACCTATCAGAAACCTTCTACTGCGGTTGTGATTAGGCTTTGTGATTTCTGGTAAATTTTCAACGTGGTGTTTCTGAACGCTGAAACCTACTCCAGTTCCTCCTAACAGAAGAAACATGATCTCGCTGAAAGCTCTCCAGTCGTCTATCGGAAGGTACGCGCAGTTGTAAATTCTGTTTGGAGATATTTCTATCGGTTTTCCACCGAACTGCAATGACCTCATCGAAGGGAGAACCTTTCGATCGTACACAAACTTGTAATTTTTTCGAATTTCTTCTTCCAGGTCCGGGTACTTCCGTATGTGCATTTCCATGTTTCTGGTTACGAGTTCTTCCCAAGTTTCTCTCCTCTTGTGCTCGTTAGAATACCTGGCGTACTTCATGTATACTGTGATGTCGCTGAGTATCTGGTTTGACAATTCCATATTTTGCATTATTTTTTTAAGTATCAATCAGTTTCGAAATCCGTCTCAGTTTAGATGGCTGTGGCTCTCAGCTAAGTGTTTGACCGTGTTTCAGAGGTGAATTTTGAATTGGTCTCTCGCTTTCTGAATTAAGTGAGGCAGCTTATTTCTGTGATTATCAGATGATCTAATCCGAGCTTAGGTAAGTGTGCTCTAACTGTTGATTTAATTAGTATGATCATCTGAAAGAATTTTGAGTAGATTTCAAGGTTATTTATACTGCCAAGGCTACATTTGGTTTGAAATAAATAACAAAAAATGAGAAAAATATGAAACCAATCACGCAATACCCGTTTCCCGACAACCAGTACATTAAGGAGGAAACGACCAAGACTCAGCTGTACCTTCACCACACGGCAGGAAACCCAAACCCGTTCGCGACGTTTGAGTGGTGGGCAAGCACGCCGGAAAGAATAGCGACTTGCATAGCTATCGGCGGAAAACCAGGAAGCACAGGAAACTGGAAGGACGGCGAGATCGTTCAGGGTTTCTCTTCAAAGTACTGGGCTTACCATTTGGGACTTAAGGAAGCAACCTTTGATTTTTACGGGTTGCCGTATAAATCTCTCGACAAAAACAGCATAGCTGTCGAAATTTGTAACTGGGGTCAACTTACTAAGGGCGCAGACGGGAAGTTCAGAAACTACGTCAACCGAGTTGTTCCTTTCGACGAAGTCTGCGAGCTTGACGTTCCTTACCGTGGTTACAAGTACTACCACGCATACACTGACGCTCAGATAGAAAGTCTGTACGAACTCATGAAATTCTGGGAACAGAGATACGGCCGGGATTACAAGTACTATGACGACATTTGGGACGTTAACGTAAGGGCTCTCAGAGGAGAACCTGGATTTTACGCTCACACGTCCGTTCGCAAGGACAAGAACGATTTATCGCCTCAGCCAAAAATGATCGCGATGCTAAAGGCGGTCTAACCTTTCGTCCATGGAAACCTTGTTGATCACAGCTTCTATAGCTGCTGCCAACGAGTGAACGCAACTAACCACTTCTATCTTCGGGTTAGTAGGTTGTTGAACTGAATCTGTTATGACGAGCCGATCCAGGTGCTCTGACTTTGCTATCTTTTCGTGACCACTTCCTGAGAGAACACCGTGAGAAATCAAAGCAGTTACTTTTCGAGCTCCTCCAGTCTTGAGGAGCTCGGCTGCTTTAACGAGAGTTCCGCCCGTGTCAACCATGTCATCTAACAACAGAACGTGCTTTCCTTCTACCTCTCCAATAAGATCCATTCTCTCGATCTCGTTCGGTCGAGTTCTGATCTTCGACATCATCGCGAACGTTGAATTAGGAAAACGACGAAGGAACCTTTGGTAAAACCGCATAGCTCTTTTTACTCCGCCGGCGTCTGGCGAGCAGATGCAATAATCGTCGTCTGGTAACTTCTTGCTGAACTTACTGAACGCAAAGCTTCCTGGTATTAGGTTCACCGGAATGTTGAAGAATCCCTGGATCTGCTCAGAGTGAAGGTCGATGCAGATGAGTCGGTTTGCACCTGCTGCTTGGAATAGATCAGCCATAAGCTTGGCTCCAATAGCACCTCTGGCGCCCTCTTTTCTGTCCTGTCGTGAATATCCGAAGTACGGTATGACCATGATTATTTCCGAAGCTGAAGCTCTCTTTGCAGCATCAATGCTGAGAAGCATCGCAACTATCTTTTCTGCTGTGATCGTGCTGGAAACCAAGAAAACTTTCTTTTCTCGTACGGACTCTAAAAATTGCGGGCTCAACTCTCCGTCGGAAAATTTGTCGATCTTAAATTTTCCGAGTTCGCACCCAAGCTCCTCGCATATTCCCTCAGCTAGTGAGGATCCGTCTACCGAAAAAATCTTGTACATATTTGTTTGATTATTTTGGAACCAACACTTTCTTGTTCATGCCGACTGCTACCTCCCAAAAGGTGTAGGTCCATTTAACGTCTAAGTAAGCAGGTTCCGGATCTGAATCAGGAAAGGAACCCCCAGATTGAGGAACGTACCGGCCTTCACTCTTCTTGGTCTGTCCGATTATGATGCCTGACCCAGTTTGCCGCTTGAACACTACTTTTCGTATAGCTGTCGGAAAATACATGAAACCTGGGTTGGCTACCAAATCTTTGGGTTCAACTATTGTGAACTTGTCAGTGTCGTATAGCTTACTATTTTCCAACTGTTTTTCAGCAATGTATGCCACTTCTGAAAAGACCTCGGTGAATTCTATCGTTTCGCCGAACCTATTTTTTCTCTTGCTTCCCATAGTTTGTATTTTATCGGTAAGCTGCACAATCCTCGCAAGATGGTTGGCTCGCGCAAGCTGCGTGAGTGTAACCGTCTTCCTCAGCGTGACAGATCTTTGTTTTTAACGGTTCTGATTGGTTTTCTTTTATCATGACGGGTTCGCGAACGATCACCTTAGCTGGATCAATTTCCGAAACTGCTTCGAACTCTTCCTTAAGCTTTAAGTAATTCTGGTACCGACGATTCTTCATCTCGATTTTGTGATCGCTTGCTTCTTTCAAGCGAATTTCCCGTTCAACATCAGTCTCCGGTCTTTCGCGAATCACGATAACTTCAGTGAACGGATCCCAAGAATTATTTTCAGAATAGAAACCTTCATCATAGCGAACGTATATCTCATCGGTCGGAAGAAGACCTTCTGGCAAGTCAGTTGTGTGCAACGGCCTGTGATCTCCGTCGCCGAGTCGTTTTGTAAAAATCACTTCGTCCAAAAAAGCGATTCCGTTTTCTATTCTGAATACGGTCAATCTGCGCGGCATGTTAGCTGTAATTGAATGGTGAAACTTCCTTTAACAGAGCTTGCCTCTGCTGAATTCTCCCGCACCTGACCAGTTCCAACGCAAGAGTTTGCATTATGTCGATCGGTTCGGATAAGTCAATGTGAACTACGTATGTGTTCGTATCTGGGTAGGTAAAGGTTACCCAAGAACCGTTTTTTCTTGAAACGCCAGAAGCTCGGTACCTAAAGCCCAAGGATTCAGCAATTTCTCTGACTTCGTCAACTGTGATTTTTCTTTCCATGGTTTACTGAAAACTTTGATCGTAATTTACTTTTCCGTCCGGAAATTGTATGATGGTCAAGCACCCGTTGTACGTGTCAGACAGGATAGCAGGCGAGGACGTTAAAATGTCTAACCTTTTCAGTCCCAAGTTCTTTTCCTTGTTTAGCTTGCTGATCTGGTAGATCAGTTGGTAGATTTCTTGAACGGAGCAGTGCCGTTCAGGAAAGGCCAAGAACCAGTGTTCAGGGAAAGTAGAGATGCTCCCAGAGAAGATCTCGTCGAACTTATTTATTCCAATACCCCGTATGAAGTCGAACATCGAGTGTCTTGGCGGAATGTCCTTAGAGCAGACGACCCTCAGTTCGAATCCGTAGTGTTCGATAGATTCCGGCGTTGGCGATAGGTGTTCAGCCCAACTGTCGAATATTTGAGAAACTGATCTTACTTCCATGTTATTCCTTTAACCCGCCGTTTGGTGTTTCAAAAAGTTCAAGAAGGTACGAGTACATCGGGAAGCACATGTGCTGGGGGTTTTCGTGAACTCCAAGCATCTTACCGAACGATTCGTTTTCTTTTTTATATGTCTCGAACATTCTGGATTTAGTTAATTTTGAATATTGCACGTTTGCGATGCGGTCACACAGCTTTACGAACACTGCGCCAGGAGTCTGGCGAATCCCTTCGTAATACTTTTCATTAGCTCGTTCTGACCGATTCTTTCCTTTTTCGTTGGTAACCGCGTACACGATGTCAGCAGCATTGTGACCGAGCCGTTCCTTAATCTCGGTGTACGACTTGCGAGCATCTTCGATGAGATCATGTCCCCAGCAAGCGAATTCAACTGCTGACTTCGTGTCATCAACTGTTTCCCAGGAATTGTGGTAAACTGACTCTTCCGGGGTTAAGTAGTTCTTAGGAAGGAGGTGCAAGTAATCCTTGCAAACTTCTACGACCATCCTTAAGTGGAACTCGTACGGAAGGTACCTGTCGTAAAAGTGATTAGTTGAACGGTGCTGGTCTATGCACCAAGAAGCTCTGTCTTGCATTTCTTTTTTCTTATCTTACTAAAAAGCGGCTCAACCGGAAAGGCTGGCCGCTTTTTCAACGTATGTGCAGGTGGTTTGGTTTACAGCGAATTCATGAGAGCCTCTTTGTTCGGGTGAAGCCTGTGCTCAGCAAAGGTTCCGTGAACTGTTGTGTATGTGACGCCGTTTGTGTTGTCCCTTGATAGAACTTTTGCAGAGTGAACGAGGTTATCCCTCATGTACCACACTACTTGGCTCTCTTTTTCCTGACCGGTTCTGATGAACTTTCCTGAATCTTTAAAGTTTGCTTTAGTTTCAGCAGGTCCTCTCTGTACATGTCAATTGGGTTTCTTTTCGAAATCTCAACGATCTCAGCCTTCTTGTCTTCAACCTCTTTTAACAATTGCTCGTAAGTTTCCTTAGTAAGAGAGTAAATCGGCATGTTCAGCAAGTAGGAATAGGATCCGTCTATCTCGTCAAAGTTAGAAGTTTCCAAGTAAAGAACGATCTGAGCTTTTGGAACGTTGTTGATAGTCAGTTTCTTTTCTATTATGCTCTTCACGAACCGTGCACGGTTGCTAAGAACTTTTAGTTCACGGTTGTACTTATCGATCAGGTAAGCTTTCCTCTTGTCGTAGAACGAAAGTCTGAATTTTGTGAAGTACTCGACAACTTCAGGAACCGTGCTGAACTCTATGAGCTTTCCATTCTCGTTCAAGCAGGTCAAGTTCTCAGTTTCGGTTTCCAGCATCTTCAGCGTGCTTTCCAACCGGCCCTTCGACATCAGCTTAGCGAGAGTAGCTCTAGAAAATTTTATGACGTAGTTTATTCCGCTAGAAGAATTGTCCTCGTAGTTATAGATGATGCCACGTTCTAGAAGAGAGTTAAGGTGAGCTTCGTACTTTGCAAACGTTACGGACGGTGGCAATTCAGTGACTTCAACAGTCGTTGTGTTTAAGACTCTGTACGAGCCGTGCATGATGTACTGGTTGGTGCTGTCGACTTGCTCTACCTTTCCGTGATAGTCTTTCCACCAAGGAAGAAGCTTGCCAACAGGCTTCCCGTCTAGCACCCTTAGACACGCATCAATGAGATCGATTGCATTCCTATTCAATATGTTTGTTGCGAACCCGACAGCGATGCCTGAACTACCGTTGAGAAGAACGGTCGGTATGATCGGAAGGAAGTACTTCGGTTCTATCTCATCTCCCTCGTCGATTTGATTTTCGAGGAGTTCAAAATCCTTGTAAAGAAGCCGGAAGTTCTTGGTGGTCTTAGTCGATATGTAACGAGCCGCTCCGGCTTCAGGAGAGCGAAGGGATCCGAATTGGCCGATCTCTTCCAGTAACGGGAGAGAATTATTGAACGATTGAGCCATTCCAATTATTGCTCCGTTTAAGCTTCCATCACCATGGTGGTAATGGGCATCGGCTGCAATCTTGCCTCCAAGCTGAAAGATCTTCAAAGGTTTTTCTATACCTGTTTTCCAAACTTTGTCCGCAATGAAAATGATCTTTCTCTGAGTTGGTTTGAAACCATCGATGACGGATGGAATTGCTCGATTCTCGAGAGTGTACATCCCGTAAAGGGAATAATCCTCATCGAGGTATTGTGTTACTGTCTTCTGTTTTGGTTGCGTCATACTATCTGGTTAGAATTAGGAATTGACTTCTTCGAATGTTGCGATTCCGTCTTTTACCTCTATCACCACTCTGATATTTACACCACGAACTCCTTCTTTCGTTTTCAGTTCGTAAGTTTTTTCTTTATACTGGACGGTAATTACGTATCCGCCCCAAGTTCCAACATAAAAACCGTCAGGAAGAGTAGACGGAGTTGGCGTTTTTTCTGTAATGGATTCAATTGAATTTCTCATTTCGATTACGATTTAATTCGGTGAAATTGCTTGCATCCATATCATTGTTCCCTCTGGCAGATCGCTGTTTGTTTCGTTAGCTTTACTGGAAATCGGGTAGATATGAATCTGCTCATCTTTTTTGAAGACGATGACTTTCTTGACGTCATCGTCGATTTTCATGTCTTCTTTTATATCAATCACAACGCCTTCAGTTTCTTTGAGAAGGCACGATAGGGTTGCCGCGAATATCAAACACGAATTGAGCCAATCCTGCGGAGTGTCCTCGTGATTTGGATCCTGTGGTTTCGTGTAATTAGCCATTTTTTACGGAAGTTTTTGCTTTAGCTCCGCCGCCGAATAAGATTCCCGATCCAAGAACGAATCCAAAATCGTACCACCCACCGTTATTATTCTTTGCATACATAGCAATGTCATCGCTTAATAGACGACCAAGAAAGCTTATGGGAGCGATCATTCCGTGCCAAAGACCTCCCCAGAATCCGTACGGGGTGTCGGTAGCGCATGCTTCAACGTGTGTAACGTCAGCACAACCGGTCAAGAATAAGAAGGCGACTATCACGAAGAGCGCCAAGTACTTCACATTTACGTTTTTCATTTGCGATAAATTAGGGAGCTATAATACCATCGAATTGAGTACAATATCCATTGAAATCCACTCAATCATGAACTTTTTCAAAATAGGATCGGCAATTTTAATCATCGGTTTGGCCCTGGTTCTGAACGCTCAGCACCTGGTAAGTTACGAACCGATTTCGAAGTTCAATTCGCCTGCAATTTCCAAGTCCTACACCGAAAAGAAAGCTAAGGATCTCGAAGAAGCCATCGAAATGGCTTTGAAAATAACGACCAATCAGCTGACCTTCAAATTGAAAAGCACCGGAAACAGCGATGTCGATTACTTGATGAAATCTGGAGAAGCTCATTGCGTTGGATACTCAAACTTTTACAATGCCGTTCTAAAATCGATCCTAATCAATAGCAACATAAAGGATTGCAAGGTATACAGAGTAAGAGCAAAAGTATTTTTCGTTGGAATAAATCTCACCGCAATATCCGACGACCCAAGCTTCAAGGATCACGACATTAGCATGGTGATCGATACCAGGAACCATGTCAGGTACTTGATAGATCCTAGCCTTTCGGAAGTAATGGGAAGCATCATTCAGCGGTCTTCTGAACTGGAGTAGTTGGTGCCGGTGCCGGAGCATTGAGCACGAACTGGATTGGGTAACCTTTGTACCCGAACAATTCACGTAGGGCTATCGTCTTTCTGAACAGGCTGTACAGCGATGCTTCGCCAGCAGTCCATAGCTTGAAAGCTTGGCCAATTCCCTTGAACACATCTTCCCTGGTCTGACCTCCTTCAACGACGTTCATGTCGTAATTATCCTTGACCGTGATAGTGTTACCTGACTTTACTATTCCGCCTGGAGAAATCGCTCCGAGCGTGTACATGAACTGCCCAGCCAAGTTTGGAGATACTAAACTTGCGAGTTGAGCAGTTCCAGCTTGCTTCAGCTTTGCAGCCTCTGCTTGTATTCCCTGAGAAGTTATTGCAGTCGGCATGCCAGCAGCACCAATCGATTTCCAAACTGGATAATCGAATCCCTTCTTACCGTACTTAAGAGCAACTTCATACAGGTATTTCTGTTCTTCTGGTGTGAGCTCGTCACTCTGCATTGGCGCTTTTCTTCCGCCCAAGTAATATATCATCGCGCGAATATGAAGTGGCAGGGCCTTCATAGATCCCTTTACGAACTTAGACAACCATGACCCGTGTTCAGTTGCGGCTCTGAATTCAGGTTCCGTAACTTTGACCTGATTCGTTTGATTAACCTTTGTAAGTTCAGGACGAATTTCTTTCATAATAAGAGCTTCCGTCCTCTGCTTCAGCATTGCTTGCTGATTGGCGTACGGTTCAAAAGTATCGGCTATCGCTACTTGCGGTTTTGGCGAAAAATCTAATGGTGGTATTGCACTCGCAGGTTGAGTCGAAGAAGTTGTTTTGGCTGCCGGTTTGCCAGCAGGAACTTGCGGAGTTTGATTTGGGGGTTTAATTCGTGCTAATTGAGGATCGTTCAGCGGATCGTAATCGTCCGGTGCTTTAGTAGTAGTCACTTTCGTTTTCTGATTTGACATTGGTTGGACACCGAGAGCTTTGGAAGTTAATGGTCCTGCGAAGCCGGTTTGTTGAATTCCGTTATCTGCTTGAAATTTCTTAATAGCAGCCTTTGTGTTCGCTCCGTAAACTCCGTCGACTCCATCACCGTTAGGACCGGCGGTTCCGAGTAAGCTAGCGTACTCTCCGCCCTTGGCCTTTAGTGCAGCTTGAACTGCTCTTACTTTCTCGTCTGCTGCTTCGGAAATGAGACCCTCATTAAGTTTATTATGCTGGTCGAAGGATAACATGTACTTTAATTTCATATTGCGATGCGAACTTTTGTTTATTTATTCGACCGCTTCTCCTTCAATACTGATTTAGCAAGGAGTTTTTCCTTCCTTGCGCTTGGATCAGGACCGAACCATTCGACCAAGCTCTTGGCATAGTGCTCGTCGTTAACGAGTTTCACCAGAAAAGGTTTGTGAATGATTTGCGAATACTCAGCATTTTCCAATGCTGCTAACCCTTTCTTGTACTCGATCTCCCATGCCTTGGCCTTGTTCTTCTTTTCCCATGCAACGAATTCCTCGTCGGAATAGAACAGGATCGTTTCCTTTCCCTTCTTTGCGACGACCAACGGTGTCATGACCTTGAAGACTCGGCCCTGATTGATGAGGTCTGGCCAGTACTTGTTGAAGAAGTTTATGATGGAAGCTGAGATGTGGTCTCCGTCGGGGTCAGCATCCGTGTAGAGGTAGATTTTTCCGTACCTTAGAGCACTCGGATACTCACCGAACTTTATTCCTAATGAAGCCATCAACTGGACAGCTTCGTCATTCTTAATCACCTCGGTGTTCGTCATTTCGCTGACATTGATGAACTTGCCTCGTAATGGAAAGGCTCCGAACATCTGCGGATCCCTGAACTTGCGGACCGCAGAAATTGCAGAATTATGTGAAACTATTCCGTTTTCTAAAATAAAGCTCTCATCGCCGGTGACCGATATGTCAATCATATTGACAAAGTTAACCTCATCAATAGAATCTATGTCAATTAATTCCAAAAAGTTAGTTTCCATTTGCTGTATGCTCTTTTATTCTGTTCATTAATTCAACAATTGATATGCTGCAATTGTCTCGTTTTTTTGAATTTTCGGACTTTGAAATATATCTAAGATTCTCTATATGCCCTATTATATTTGGATGTATTCCATTTAAAAAACCAAATTTAATACTTACTTGGTGATCTAACGATAAATTCTTTTTATTGAATGATGATCCGAATTTTAGATGTGAAAAGCGTAACATACTTTCATGTGTCTCGTCCCATACTAAATGAAGATAAATCAAATAATCTAATCGTGATTCCTTAGGTATGTATGGATTATTGCTATTTATTGCTTTGGTCTCTGCGTGTTTAGAATTTCTCGCATTTATGAATGCTTTACCGTGTTCATAACCAAGTTTTTCTATTATTTTAGAATTTGATGGAGAAATTTTTACTTTCCAATCATTAAATTTTTCGAGCCCAGCATCATTACCAAATTTCATCTGAAAATTAGCTAGAGTAATAGCTTTTCGTTTTGATATTTCTTCCCATATTAAAGATCCATTTTTTTCACCAAATCTATCAATTTGATACTGTTTTGAAGTCCAATATCTATGGTTATTTGAATACTCTTTAAATTTTTCAGTACCCAGTATATCTCCATATTTTTTAACGAAAAACGCCAACCCTCTTGCTTGACTATTTGAATAATTTTCAACAGAATCATGATTTTCGATATAAAATGGTGATTTGTTATTTTGATGTATAAAATTACGGGCTGCTTCTTTAGAAAGATTCATTGTTGCTGAAACGTATTCTATCGAATTGGAATTCATAAAAAGCCCTGGGCACTTAGAATTTCTTCCGTAACAATAGTGTCTATCATAATTCAATTTTCCATTGGTTATGAGGCCGTACCATACATCAGAAATAACAAGATTTGTTGACTCGTTGATATTAAATCGAAGGTTAAGATACGGATTATATTCTTTTTTACAAATATTACATATTCGTATTTCGAAACCTAATGAAGATATATGTTCGTATATATTGATTTTTCTCTTTGCTAATGCTTTTTTGAAAGCTGCCTGTAACTTTGAATCTTTACCGTCTATTAGAGGTTTAGAAAACGATATTACGATTTTTTCTGAATTGATAAGATATTCATATTTATATTTGGTCATCGTTTATTTTTATTTATACGAAGGAACCCTCATAATTCTGAAAGACCGATAAAAATATGTTGACTTGGTTTCAGATTTTTAGATTCAATCATCATAAACTGCTGATTGTTTCTATCGAAAATGCCTACTTTAGTAGTCGAAGTAATATCGAAGGCGTCCCCGTTTTCTAAAAGCATTCGTACTTTGCCATTTTTTTCAGAAATTTTAGTTATCTCATGAATTGCTGAGATAGAAGATAATCGACTTCTCACTAATTTATGACGATTTTTATCCAGATTTTCAAGTTTAACAAAATCAAATCGATCTTCGTCAATCAAATAGACAAATAATCTATGATTTTTTCCACCGATAATTTCTGAACCATTTTTGATTTTTACTTTTAAACCTCTGTCTATTTTTTTAGATATTTGATAAATTTCCTCTATTTTATGTTCTCCAGAAATTACGTAATCTCCAATATTCACATCTTTTAATTTTATGTTAAGAAATTCACCAGTTTCACCCTTAATAATTTTTATCTCAGTATCTTCGTGCAAACAGTTTCCCTCGAATATTCCGAGCACGCAACGTTGACGATCCCTGCCCTTTGCATCAATTAGTTTCAGCACTTTAGCCGTGCCCAGCGATTTATTGAGCTTACGAAGTTCCGTGCGTTCTTCCGCAGCTTTCTTCTGTTCGATCCAATCGAGCAATGATTGAACGACTTCGGATTCGAAAAGAGCTTTGTTGAACTTGTCTGAAACTTTATGAGCGGTTCCGAAATCCTTCGGTTCGGTGATCAACCTGGTCTTAGTCTGCGAATCGAACGCTGGGTTTACTATCGTGCAATTCATGAACAGAAACATGTGAGCTCTGATCTCAGCAGGTTTGACTTCGACCCTGTGTTTCTTTTTTATCAGAGCTCTTATCGCTTCAACTGCTTGGTAAAGAATGAAATTCTCGTGAGTTCCTCCCTCTTTGGTTGTGATGGAGTTCACGAAAGAAACCGATTGAAACCCGTCCTTAGACACGCCGATCGCGACTTCCCAGTCCTTTGATTTTTCCCACACGCAATCCTTCACATAAGTGTCAACGTATTCCTTGAATGTTTTGAACCTGAACTTTTCAGTGTTGAACTCCAAGCGCAATCCGGGGTTACAAGCAGCAATGTCAATGACTCGTTTTCTCATCATCTTGATGTGGGCATCGTCTATGCTGTCCATGCCGAATCTCTTAAGATCCGGAGTGTAAGTGATCTCTGTGAAACTGCGAGAAGACCCTGAAACTTTAGGTTGACTCTTCTTCGACATGTTGTCAGTAAAGACCTGAACGAACTGGTTCTTTCCGTCAGCTGTGTTCACCATGAACTTGGTGGAAAAAATGTTCACCGCAGTTGCTCCAATGCCGTTCGTTCCGGCTACGATCCGACTCTCGTCATCGTCAAAGTTGGAACCGGCGCGAAGGTTTGAAAATATCATCTCAGGGATCCACTGCTTGTGATCAGTGTGCTGAATGACCGGTATTCCCCCGTTGTCGAAGACTGATATTGTATCGTTGGCAACCATAACTTTAATCGTGGTTATCTTTCCGGCCCGCTTATACTCGTCGACCGAGTTAGAAATGATCTCATCGAAAAGTTTTAGGAAGCCTGGGTTGTAAGTCAGCTCTTCCTTCTCATACATTCCGTCCGTAAGGATCCATTCCTGAGCCGTGTGCGGTTTGGTAGAGCCGATGTACATGCCTGGACGCTTTAGAACGTGTTCTATCTCGTCCAATAATTGGTACTTTCCGCTTATTTCTTTGTTCTGCTTCGTCATCAGTAATGTTATTTTCTAAATCGTTGTATTGTATCACAATCAGAGTAATGGTTTTGGATTATTACAACTGACGATAAGTATCAAAATAGTCTTCTTTTGTCTTAAGCGGGTTGTTCTCGTCCGGAACGAATTCGTTGCTCACGTTCCAGTAAAATATGCCGAACGTTGCCATGGAAACCATTATCCAAATGACGACCTTTGACCATGTAGGTATCTCGACAGAAATGTAAGAGAACTCAGCAAAATCTCTTCGCTTGAACTCGGAACTAACGTGTTTTTCCACGACATTAATCGTGTTCTGAACGTCAAAGTTTTCGAGTTTCATGATGTCTTCCCTAACCTCTGGAATGATACGTCGCACCGGTGACCACGTGAACGGAGCTACCCACTGAGTTTTCTTGGTCTTAGCCGATAAACCAACACAGACGACCAATTCGTTTCCGTTTCCGCCTACCCAGTACGCTTCCTGCATCTTAGCAGCAAGGCTAGGTTTGTCGACGAAGAATAGAAAGTACACTCTCACGTGTTTTTTTGGTCCGTAGTTTCCGTTGATAAAATTAGCTTCTCGAATGAACCAAGCTTGCTCGTTCGGAGTTAACCACTTCACTTGGTTTATTCCCAAAACATTGTTTTGCGTGTAACCTTTGACGTCAGGATATTCGTACAAACCGTACTGCTTGACGTCGTTCTCACCTACTTTTAAGAAGGAGAATGAATTGCGAGAAGCTTTGACTCGGTTCGCATAAGTGTGTACGGAAGATGTAATTTCAGCGGTTTCTCTGACTCCGTCCCAAGTGATTGAGTATGCGTCTCCGTCATCTCCGCAACCGCCGTGATAATCAATGTTTCTGTCCAATTCATGAAAGACCTGCTTGACTTTCCACTTTTGAATCAGGTATTGGTAGGTCTCTTGAGAGATGTTCCACTTTTCTCCTATGTTATTGATGAGCACCCATTCTGGACCGTGGTAATCGCAGTGAGAGCAATCGTACGTCTCAGTGTGAGTGTTACCATCTGAATCCGTGTAAGTTCGCGTGCAAGTTTCGTGATCCCAGGTCTCATAGGATTCATAGTACTCAGCTCGAATGGCTAGCCCTCCCCAGTATTCATCTGACTGTTTTTCGAAATTCTCAAACAGGGCTTTCATTCCGAAGGTTAAACCTATCGACACGACAAGTGGGATAAGTATCTCCCACCAAGTGAGGCGTTTTTTGAACAGAAAGTAAGCAACGATCGCACCAATGATGGGAACTAAAAGGACTAACCAAACTGACATAACAAATTAGTTTTGAGTTAATTAATAAAACTGAGGGAAGAGGAACTTACCCCTTCCCTCGTCCGAATTTAGAATACTGAGACGTCATTGTCCTTGCCGGTCTTGATGACTTCGTCTGTCCGATCAGACGTTATGGGCTTGTAGACAAGAAGCTGTCGACCCATGAAGATGTTGTAAAAAGAGCCTGGAAATTTTTGAATGAGGTTGGAGTGTTCCAGCACGATACCCTGAACGACCTTTTCTTCCATGAAGAACCCGTCCCTCTCTCCTTCGATTGCCCGGCTAAGATCTGCGTAAAGAGCAGCAACCGCTTCGAAGTTAGCGTTAGGGTTGCTTTCCTGAACCCATTTCATGAATAGATCGCCTGCATCCTTTCGGCCGGCCATGATGACGTTGACGTTGTTCTGGAACGATGAATCGTTCTTGACCGCGACTTGGCCTTTTTGTGAGATGGTCTTCCACATCTTATCGTAGAAGGCGGTCCGTTCGTCCATTTTCTGCTTGAACTGGTTGCGCAGGTCGATTTCTCGGTTGCTAAAGCTTATGAATCCGGTCACGAGCATGAATGCAAAAACCAAGACTGCTCCGATCAAAGCGATCGGAATGATGCTTTTAAGTTTCATTGTTGTTTGAATTTAAGTGAATAACATTTCATTTCCTAGTCGTAGAATGATAACTTACCAAAAAATGAAAGTGATTGGAATTAGTGACCTCTTCTCTGCCTTTCCTGCTCTCGTCTTAACCTTTCCTGTTCCGCGTACGCTACGCCGTACCTCTTTATTCCTGTCCCGCCGTCGTTTCTCTTACTCTTCGGCAGAGAGTTTAAGTTCGGACTGGTTGGATCAATGTTTCCGCGTATCCAGCGAAACGCGTTCTGGTAGCGCTCGGTTCCCGATCCAGGAAGACCTGAGATCATTACTTGCGGCTGCCCACCCTGCTCGTGTCGAGAGGTTGCTTGGCCGACGTATCCTTTTCCTGACCATATTCTCCTAACGTAACCTGCTTTGGTGATAGCTATCGAAGTTGGCCAGCCGTTAGGGCCGTTTCTGTTAGCTGAGTTTGTGGTGATAGCCACTGTGCCGTTGAACATCTGCAAAGGAGTTGACGATACTGTCCAACCATCTTCAGCCAAAGCTTGAAATTCAGGAGTTTGCATAGCTTGGAAAAGTTCTGGAGCGATAACTTCGCCCAGAGTTGGGTCGTTTATTGGGTCCATTCCGCCGCCCATGCTCCGGTAGAGCTTTCTCCTGAACTTATCGTACTGCTTAGGCTCTATGACACCAGCCCTGTTCAGTTCGCCAAAATCTTCAGCCTCCCTACGAATACGGTCTTTTTCTTCTTGGCTTAATTCTTCGTTGATGAATTGATCGAAATTAAAAATCTTGCGCATGTTACGGCTCGTCATTTTTTGC